GGGCTAACGAACATACCTCGACAGAGAGTGTAACTTAGCCCACCATGGGGCGTGAAAATTAGGGGCGGAAAACAACGCTTTTTACGTTGGTTCCCTCTACGTGGATCTCCTGGATGATGGAACGCCATAAGCGGCGCTGGTCCTCTTTGCTCAGATCGGGATAAGTAGCCAGCACGTCACCCTCCAGAAAAGCCTTGAGCCCCTCAACGTTGACAGGCTTGGAATCTTCCTCTGCCTGTTTGTTTCTTTCTATTTCCGCCTTGATGCGCTTCGTTTCAGAGGCGTATTCTTCGTCGGACAGGTTGCCGGAAATATAGACCACATTCAGACGGCGCAGCTGCTCGTTCAGGGACATAAGATCCTTGACTTTTGGCTGCCGCTTTTTTTGTATCTGTTCGGCTTCCGCCTGGATCACATATTGTTCCAGGTCACTCCGGATATTGGTCAGAAGGTATTTTTCGATCTTGCGCTCAGACAATTGGTGACGGAATGTGCATTGTCTGAGCTTGGCGTTATTGCATCGATAACCATTATACTCCTTCATCCTGTCACTGGGATATGTTCTGAATGTGGCTTTCATGGTATTTCCGCATCCGGGGCAGCGGATCAGACCGGTGAACAGATAGACCCGCTCCGGGCGTTGGGTCTTTTTGATGATCTCGTGTCCCAGTATGATCCGCTCCCAGTCGGCGCGGCTGATGTACGCGGGGCAGTAGTCCTCTACGCCGTGGAAAGTGCCGGTATAAAGCTCGTTGCGCGCAGTGACCATCCAGGAGCGGTAATTCCGGATGATGCCGTATTTTTCACAGCAGTACATGCCTGCCTTTCGGACGGAATTGTATTTGACCACATAATCCCAGAAATCCTGGACGATCGGAGCGGTTTCCGGATTTTTGACGCAACGCTTGATGCCATCGATGACTTCAGGCATATAGCCATAGGGCCACTGGCCGGGGCCACCGGTGAAGCACCACTCTTTTCTCTGTCGCTTACTCTCAAAGACGAACTTAATGCGTTCGCTGGTCCGGTCGGATTCGTTCTCATTGATTGAAAGCATCATGTTTACGCGAAATCGTCCGTTTGCGGTAAGTGTATCATATTCCTCTAAAGTGGCATGCCATGTAACGTTATGAGATTCCAGTATGTGTTGAACTATGTGATATTCTCGCACATTCCTAAACCATCGATCCAGTTTTGTGACATAAATTCGGTCTATTTTCCCGCTTTTTACGTCTTCCAGTAATTGGAGCATAACTTTGCGCTTCATGACAGGCTTCCGGGCGGAGTTGCCTTCGTCCCGGTAGATATCCACGATCTTATAGCCGTGTTCCCGGGCATACTGTATCAGGTTGTCCTCCTGCGCCTGGAGAGAATAGCCATGCATAGCTTGTTCTTCCGTGGACACGCGGATATACAGCGCTGCCCGAATTACACTGCCCCCAAATTCCTTATTCAGTTGTAATTTTGGTGCCATTTTTGACCTTGCCTTTCCGGGGCAAATCTGGTATCATAAAAATGCGCAGAATGCCCCTATGTTGTGGTGACTGGTGGTTTTCTGTACGTCCGTCTCAGGGGTAGGAGCCTGGGACGGACTTTTTTATTTTACCGCTTCGGAGCAGGAGTTCCGGGGCGGATTATTAATCGAGAAAACAGCGAAACTCTTCGCTGCTTAGAGGTTCGATACCAAGTGACTTCCGCTTTTGGTTAATAATCGCGAAAGCGACCGTTGCAGAGACGCCCAGTTCAAGAGCGTAATTTTCCAGCATATCCTGGGTAACCGTTCCTAAGTATGGGTCTTTTCTGATTTTTTGCCTAACAGAATCTTGAAGGACAGATATTTCGTATTTGGTAAAAAACGCTTTGTACTTTAGGTATTTATCCACCCAAGCTGTATCAGGAACAGAAGGCTTGCAAATGCGGCATGGCTCGTAGTCGTACAGAGAACGATTCACCCGGTAAGCATTGACAGGGTGCTGTGGGCTTGCGTGACGGCATGACAGGCGGTGTATTCGTTTGGTGCGAGAGTAACACTGACTTGACAAATAAAAAGTGTATTTCTCGCCCCAGGCATGCTGAAAAGTATCGTATGTGGTAGGAAGATTGTCTTCGCCTAAGTAATCACCATTTGGGGCGCCGCAGATCTGATATAGATACGAATCTCCGTATTTTTCAATGATATCGGAATTTAAGCACATCAGATTTCGCTGAATACACTTTTCCTGTTCATCAACCTCTTGTTTGTGCTTATTTTGCAGATCTTTAATAGCATTGTTCTTTGACGCAATATAAAAGAACATAAAAGTAATGGCTACAGCGAAGACAAGCGCCATGACGCACACGATCCATAATTCCACAATAGTGTCCTCCCGCGAAGATTTGGTTGGAGCAGAGGTTCCGGAACCGTTGCTTCCGCTGCTGTGATTGGTTTGATCGTCAAAGTCATAGGGGCAATCTATCGTTCCGTCGCCATCCACATCGTAGTGATCGTGGGCTGGGTAACCATGGTGGTAGTGATATTCGCCGGTATCGCTGTCCCAATGACCGCCGTTGGAATCGGTCTTACCCGGGTGGGCAGAGGCAGTCATGACAAAGGCAAAAAGGGCAGTGACAGCCAGGAAGTACAAGAATGCGGAAGGGAGTTTTCTCATGCTAACCAGCTTCCTTTTCGTTGAGCCAGACGGGATCGTCATTGTAAAAGTGATCCTTGCGGATATGCTTCAGCTCATGCTGCAAGGCTGCGCGCTGCAGCTCTTCGGGCAATCTGGCATTGATGTAGATATCAAAAGTGCCATCGTCATTCGGTAAAACGACCGCACGCACGCCCCTGGGCAGCGCAACGGTTCGGACAAATATATAGCTGCCCATTGCAGAACGCCTCGCTTTGCTTATTTTTTACGCAATGCCTCAATGATCCGGACGGCAGCTTCCACGTCTTCCTTGGTTGCGTCCTTGGAAAGCTGGAAAAGCATACGCATTTCCGGTCTGGTTTTCAATACCTCAAGATATTCGGTCAGCTCCTCGTCGCCATTGACGAGGGGCTTTTCTTTTTGCTCTTCTTCACCAAGAAGGTATCCGACAGTTACGCCGAAGTAGGATGCGATTTTTTGAGCGGTGATGGCAGAAATGGTTTTCTTTCGACCGCTTTTCAAATCAGTCATAAGGCTTTTGCTGATACCGAGATCAGTACACATCCTACCGCCTTTGATTCCACGTTCTCTGCAAAGTGCTTCTAATCTGTCGTACAAAGTCCACATAAAAGAACCCCCTGTTTTTGTTCAAAACAGAAAAAGTACGTGAGCACGTATGTTTTCTGTTGACAAGCACGTGAGCACGTATTATCATATGGACAGAAAGAACGTGAGCACGTACCTATAATGATTGTTGGCACTTTTATTGTAGTACCTGCAAACGTACTTGTCAATATAAAAATTACGCAAGGAGGTACTTTTAGTGGAAGTGTGCAAGTTTACGGAGTTTGGTTTGTGCGTAAAAGACAAACTGCTTCGTAAAGGAAAGGAGCAGAAGTGGCTTGAGGAACAGATAACCGTGAACACTGGTCTGTTTGTGGACAGCGGTTATATGTACAAGATTCTCACCGGGCAGCGGAACGCCCCCAAAATCGTGAAGGCAATCTGTGAGATCCTCGATATTGAGATGCCTGCAGAGTAACACAAGTTATGTCCAATGAATCGGACAGAAAGGAAAAATCGATGGCAAGTAAAGTATTGACCGACGAGCAGGTGGAGCAGGAGATTGCGCGGCTGCAGCAGTCGCCCCACGTAAAGCTCTACAACCAGGAGCGCAGGCTGCGCAACCGCCGCCGGATGTACCTGTATCAGCTTCGGCAGGAGGAAAAGAAGGGTAAGGAGCTGGAGGCTGCCGGGATCACCCCGGAGGTGCTGAGGGATATGTATAACCCGGACGCGGAGTACGAATATTCCGAATAGGAGGTCTGCTATGGATCATCTGAATGTGGAAAGATTCCTGAAGGTGTGGGCAGAAATCCTGTCGGACCATTATGAGGTTGATATTACATTAACCGCAATTAAAAAAAAGGAGCGGAAATAATGCAGAATTTCAAGAAAATTACGGACTGCATTTCCCGGCATGGAAAAATTCTGTTTCGGGGGCTGATAAAGACCCTGTACGGTGCGGCGGTGGCTGCTCTGGTGGGTCTGGCGGGCTACGGCTTCGCTACGATCCCTGCGGAGGGCGGGTATGTGGCGGTGTGCGAATTTATGGTGGCACTGCTGACGCTGAGTGTGGCGTTCGGGGGTATGTACACCTTCGGTCGCCGGAAGCGCAAAAAGAAGACCGGACGCTTTTCGTCCGGGAAATAAATCAAAAGGAGAATCGATATGACCAATTTGGAAAAGCAGGTTGCCGCCCTGGTGTGGCTGCATACCGCGCAGGAGGAAGAGGACCGCAAGGCGGCGATGAAGGAGCTGCTCCGTCTGTCGAAGAACGTGCCCGGCAATGCCGGTGATACACAGGCTCTCGCCCGTCATGTACTTACCCGGATCGGTGTGCCGGAGCGGCTGGTGGGGCACAGCTACCTCCTTCGGGCACTGGTGCTGACAGCAGCGGACGGCAGAGCGGTCAAGGGAGCCACCAAGCCGGGGGGGCTGTACGACAAAATCGCAAAGGAATTCGGCACCACTGCCATCAGAGTGGAGCGGGGAATGCGCCACGGCATCGAGGTTGCCTGGAGCCGGTGTGACTGGGATGTCATTGTGGAGTATTTCGGCAATACGGTGAGCCTCGAGACCGGAAAGCCCACCGTCCTGGAATTCGTTGCCCGGCTGGCAAGCGTGGTCCGGGATATGTAAAAAAGCCGCCCCCGGTGTGCAGACCGGAAAGCGGCTATCAATGTATGACGGTGCTATTGTAGCACGATGTGGAGGAAATTTCAATGAAAGAAATCAAAATAATGCGGCTGGCGCTGGAGAATTTTAAGTGTCACCGGCGGCTGGAGCTGGAATTCGGGGGAAGGGATGCGGTTATTTACGGCGACAATGCCACGGGAAAGACCAGCATTTACGATGCTCTGACCTGTCTGCTCTTCGGCAAGGACAGCGCCGGAAGGGTGGTTGGGGAAAAGGGGGTAAATATCAAGCCCCTGGACGCAAACGGGGAGGTGAAGGACCATCAGGCGATCACCGCCGTGGAAGCGGAATTCCAGGTGGACGGGGAAACCGTTACCCTCCGCCGTACATATCAGGAAATCTGGACCACCAGACGCGGAAGCAGCGGGGCGGTCTACGATGGGGATACCACCGGCTACTACGTGGATGGGGTTCCTATGAAGAAGAACGCCTTCGATGCCAGGGTACGGGAGCTGGTGCCGGAGGAGCTGTTCCGGATGCTCACATCCGTATCCTACTTTGCCTCGGACATGAAGTGGCAGGAGCGGCGCTCGGTTCTGTTCGACATGGCGGGCACCCTGACGGACAGGGAGATCATGGCAAAAAACGGGGATTTCAAGCCCCTGCTGGACAGCCTGGGTAAGCTGTCCCTGAATGATTATAAGGCGAAGCTTTTAAGCCAGAAGAAGGGGCTGACGGGCGTTCGGGACGATGCGCCCACCCGGATCAGCGAATGCCAGAGACTGCTGCAGGAGCTGGGAAGCATTGACTTTGCCCGGGAGCGGGAGGAGGAAAAGCGGCTGCTTGCCCTTCGGGAGGAGCTGTCCGCCCGTCTGATTGCCCTGGAGCAGAGCACGGAGCTGGAAGGCAAGCGGCTTACTCTGCGGGGGTTGAAGCTGGAGCGGGACACTCTGGAAAGTCAGAACCGGGCATACCGGGACAGCCAGAAGAACAGCAGCGTCGATACCGCCTACCTGCGCAAGCAGCTCACCGGTGAGCAGAGCCGGGTGCAGACCCTGAAAATGCTGTCCGACAAGACCCACGGGAGCCTTAAGCACTACGACGGCGAGATCCAGCGCAGCCGGGATCACTGGGTACAGGTCAACGGGGAGGCGTTCTCCGGCGGTATCTGCCCCGCATGCGGACAGAGCCTGCCCTTTGAGCAGCTGAAGGCGGCGACTGCAAGCTTTGAGGAAAAGAAGCGGCAGCGGCTGCAGGACATCGAAAACACCGCCCAGCGGCTAAAGGAGGAGCGGGAACGCTCTGTGTCCCGTCTTGCTCAGCTGGCAGAGGAAGAGGCGGAGCGCTGCGAACGGATCGGGCAGTTGGAGGATGCCATCCGCCGGGCTGGGAATACCCCTGCCGTGGAGGACATGGAGGGCTTCCGGGACGCTCTTGCAGCCGTCAATGAGAAGATCAGCACTGTGCAGATGGAGATCACCGATCTGATGACCGATTGTGCCCGGGTTCGGGAGGAGGTTCGCAGCGAACTTACCGCAGCGGGTGACCAGCTGCGCAGATGCCAGAGCACCCTCGCCAAAGAGGCGGTGAAGGAAAGCACCGAGAAGCGGATCGGGGAGCTGAAGGCGGATGCAAAAAATGCTGCGGAGGCACTGGAAAGCATCGAAAGTATGCTCTTTGCCATAGAGGAGTTCGTCCGCTTCAAGGCGCGGTTCGTGGAGGGGTCCATCAACGATCTGTTCCGGCTGGCAACCTTCCGGCTGTTCCGGGAGCAGGCAAACGGCGGTCTGGAGGAGCGGTGCGATGCCATGTACGGCGGTGTGCCCTACCTGGGGCTGAACAACGGCATAAAAATCAATGTGGGCATTGATATCATCAATACTCTGAGCCGCCATTACGGGGTGCGGGTGCCTCTGTTCGTGGACAACGCCGAGGCGGTGACCAGACTGGAAGACAGCGACACCCAGGTGATCCGCTTGGTGGTCAGTGAGGAAGATAAGGAGCTGAGGATTGTATGAAGATAAAAGACCGTGCAAAGCCCAAGGCACCGCCTGTGGAGCCTGGTGTGTATATGGCTGTCTGCGTAGGCGTGGTGGATTTGGGAGAGCAATACTCCGAGAAGTTTAAGAACTACGCCAACAAAATGAAGTTCGTATGGGCACTGCCCAGCGAGCTGATAGAGGTAGACGGGAAGCAGGAGGAGCGGCAGCTGAGCAAGGAGTTCACCATCAGTACCAGTAAAAAAGGCAGCCTCCGGGGTTTTTTGGAAAGCTGGAACGGAAAAAGCTATTCCGACGAAGAATTTGGAGAAGTGGATCTGTTCGATCAGCTGGGGAAGGCATGCCAGCTCCAGGTGGTGCTGAATGAAACCAAAGAGTACAGCAACGTTGCGAATCTTATGCCCATTCCCAAAGGCATCCCTGCCCCCGTCAGCAAGACAGCATTCTTTACCTGGGATATGGATGCCTGGGATGATGCGGCATTTGAAAAGCTGCCCCAATGGACCCGGGAGCAGATCATGAAGAGCACCCAGTACCAAAAAGAGCATGTTCCTCAGACCGATGTATCCATGAATGCAGGAGCGACAATCCCTCAGTCTGCTGCGCAGACAGCTCCCTTTGCACAAGGGAGCCTTAACGGGGGTGTGCCGTTTTGAAATTTCATTCACTGGCAAGCTCCTCCCATGGCAATGCCTACATTGTAAGTGATTCCGATACCCGCATTCTTCTGGAGTGCGGGGTATCCCACAGGAAGCTGCAGCAGTTGTGCGGCTTCCGGGTTACCTCCTTCGATGCCTGCCTCGTGAGCCACGAGCACAAGGATCATTCCTCCTGTGTGGAGAAAATGATTGTTTCCGGTGTCCCGGTTTATATGAGCCAGGGGACTGCCGAGGCACTGGAGCTGCCGGAGGCACTGCTTGAGCTGGCAACGCAGACGGAAAGCGGTATCCGGTTCACCGTGGGCACCATTGACATCCTGCCCTTTGCCACCATGCATGACGCAAAGGAGCCTCTGGGTTTCGTGATGCAGTCCCGGGTGGATGGGGATATCCTGGCTTACGCCATTGATACGGTGAATGTGCCGTACAACTTTCCCGGGGTAAATCTGCTGGCTGTGGAAGCCAATTTTGAACAGGCGGTGCTGGACCGCTGCGAGCGGATGCCGGAGAAGGTACGCCACCGGATCGCCAACACCCACATGGAAATCGATATGCTATGCAGGTGCTTAAACCGGATGGATCTGAGCCGGTGCCGGGAAATCTATCTGCTGCACCTTTCCGATGCCACCAGCCACGAAGGGCATTTCATCAACAAGGTGGCGCGCGCCGTGCCCCGGGGCGTAAAGATCACAGCCTGCGCAAGGTAAGGAGGGGCGGTGTGGCAAGACCTGGAATTATGCTTTATTTCGATATCCTGGAGCCGATCCAGGTATTGTCTGACGCCGACAAGGGGCGGCTGCTGGTGGCAATGCTGGAATACGGCAGGGATGGAATTGTTCCGCAGTTTGACGGTATGCTTGCTCTTGCGTGGGGCTTTATTCGTCCGAAACTGGACCGGGACGAGGGCTCCTACGAGAACGCCAAGATTCAGCGGAAATATGCCGCCTTCTGCAAGAAACGCTCCGGCATAAATCTGCCGAAGATTCCCTTCGAGGAATGGCTGGAAATGCCCGAAGACGAAAGACAACGGGCGGTTCTGCCCGATAACGAGCCGCAACGAGCCGTTGATTTCGTTAACGACCGTTATCCAACTACAACAACAACGTCAACCGTAACCCCAAAATCAACTGTAACCCCAATGTCAACAGCAGCTGCAGCAGTAACCGGAGAGGATTTTGCGGCAGCGGCGGCACAGAGCGAATTAAAAATGTGGGGAGGGAAGCTGGGTAAGGGCGTGGTGCTGCTCACGCAGGAACAGGCGGAGGATCTGCTGGGCACCCTGGGGCTGGATGCCTTCGATCATTATATGGACAAGCTGTCCAGCTTCATTCTCAAAAATGATGCCAAGGTAAGAAACCACTACGAAACCATTCTGAAATGGTGGAGAGAAGACTGTGGTCTGGAAAACGGATAAAGGAGGCGGGAAAGGTGCCAAGCGGCTCTTATAAGCAGGCAGATGTGAAGTGTCCCTTCTACAAGCACGATGACGGGAGACGGCGGATCACCTGCGAGGGAATCATAGCGGACAGCAGCCTGGCGCTGATCTACCGCAGAAACAGCGACTATGTCACGCAGATCGGTGTGTTCTGCTGCGAGCATTACACAAACTGCGAGATATACCGTCTGCTGATGGAAAAATACGAGGAGGAATAACAATGAGTCTGGACAGCGCGATCCAGATTGAGGTGCCGGAGCCCGACAGCCAATTCAGGCTGTGCCCCTGCGGCAGGTGCGGCAGCGACAATGTGGCTTACGTCCGGTACAAGTTAGGCGTGCAGGAGCCCTGGAGAGTACACTGCTTCGACTGCGGTCACACCGTGGACAAGCAAGCCGTTTTCCGGCATGAGGCTCAGATCGCATGGAACAAGGAGGTTCGATATGACGCAAACCGTGTTCAGTCAGCGTCCTAATCCCTGCTATAAGTGCCCGGACAAGGTGCCGGGGTGCCACGGGCGCTGCAAGAAGCCGGAGAGGCTTAAGTGGTTGGAGGAATCGAAGAAGATCACCGAGAACCGGAAAAAGTACAGACCGCCCGTGTGGGCAAGCCCGGAGGGGTATGTGAGGGGGCGGAAATGAGGTGAAAGTTTTGGTTGCCTGCGAGGAATCTCAGGCGGTATGCAAAGCTTTCCGGGAGCTGGGGCACGAAGCCTATTCCTGCGATATCCAGGAGTGCTCGGGCGGGCACCCCGAATGGCATATACAGGGGGATGCACTTCGGACTATCAAGGGGGGGGCGGATCACCACTATGGATAGCATAACTCATGATGTCGGAAAGTGGGATCTGCTGATCGCACATCCGCCCTGTACTTATTTGACTATTACCGGAAACAGGTGGCTCAACTGCGAAAGATACGGCGCAGAAGCACAGTCCCGGTGGAACAACCGCTGCCTAGCAGCGTGCTTCTTCCTTGCAATAGCTTATGCGGATTGTCCCAGAATTGCGATTGAAAACCCCGTGGGGTGCATGAGCACATATTTCCGCAGACCTGATCAAATCGTCCAACCATGGCAATTTGCGTTGACAGAGGAGGAACAGACGGAAAAACAGACTTGCTTCTGGTTAAAGGGTCTTAATCCCCTTGTCCCAACAATAAACAAAAAACCGGAGATGACCTATCACGAATGGACTACACATTCCGGGAAAAAGAAGCGTCAATCCCTGTGGTATTACAAAACCAGATGTTTGCCACATTCGCAGAGATCATCGGCAGCAAGTAAGACCTTTCCTGGTATTGCCCGGGCGATGGCTGAGCAATGGGGTGGGGACATCCGGGGGCTACGCAATGATTAGTGATAGCGTCCAGTACATAGCCCGGATTTCCTACGGCAAGGACAGTCTCAAAATGCTGCAGGTTATCAGGAGCCGGGGGCTGCCTCTGGACAGGATCGCCACTACGGATGTATGGGCTACGGACACCATACCTGCCAACCTGCCGCCCATGGAGGAATTCAAGGCGCGGATGGACCAGTGGATTTGGGACGAGTACCGCATCCAGGTGGAGCACCTGTGCGCCCGGAACCCGGACGGCAGCAAGCGGACCTATGAGCAGATGTTTTACCATGTGCCCAAGCGGAAATCGGGGGGGGGTACAGCCAGGGGACAATCCTCGGATATCCCGACCTCTGGAACCCGTGGTGTCAAGCTGCACGCAAGCGGAATGCCAAGCCACAGAGTGCAGGGAACCGTTACGGGATTCCCACCCAACACCCGGTACAACTGGTGTCAGAAGCTCAAGCTATGCAGCCTGGGGCAGGATCAAGGGGTTTCCTCTGTCCAACGGAAGGCTTACATGGTGCCAGCACCTCAAGTCCAAGGCAAGCCCCTTTCCTGCTGAGCGCGGGACTGCAACGCGCAAGGACAGAAATGTTGTGGAATACTTAGGCATCGCAGCCGACGAGCCTGCCCGGTTTGGGCAGCTGAATGAACGGAAACGGGCGCCGCTGGTGGAGTTCGGCATTGACGAGGATCTGTGCGGACTGTACTGCCAATACGCAGGAATCCTGGCACCGACCTACGAAACATCCTGCCGGGACGGCTGCTGGTTCTGCCACAATCAGGGCATCGATCAGCTGCGGAACCTGTGGAGGGATTACCCTGACCACTGGGCGCTGCTGATGAAATGGGACCTGGACAGCCCGGTTACCTTCAAGGCGGACGGGCGGACGGTGCACGACTTTGACCGGCGGTTTCGGATGGAGGAGGAAGGAAGGGTGCCTATGGGAAGATCCTTCCGGTGGGCTATGCTGGACAAGCCGCCGAAGTTCGTTGCCTGGGCAGGGGAACAGATGTCGATATTTTAGGAGGTCAATATGACACAAAAGGATAAGGACGCGGTGATTGCCGCGCTGGAGGAACTGAAGGGTGACGGTACGGGGCTGGTTGCTATGACCGTTGAGGACTGCATTGCGGTTGTTAATGGGCTGCCTGTGGGCGATGAGTGGATAGCGGTGACGGAGAGGTTGCCGGATCTGAAAGAAGAAATTTGTTATGATGAAGACCTTAGTACAATCGCGTATGTCATTTCTGACTGGGTATGGGGGCTTAGCGTGACCGGTTTCTTGCAGCAGGTTCGCTATGAAGTTGGACCGGTGTTCCAGGGGTGGTATAACAGGCAATTCGATTCGTGTGTGATCGCTTACTGGATGCCTTTGTCAGAGCGGACGAAGGAGGACATCTGAATGAGAGCCGTACTGGCGAGCATTAAGCCTGTGTGGGCAGAGAAGATCTACGCAGGTGAAAAAACAGTGGAGGTAAGAAAGACGGCACCTCATCCGGAAAGCGGTATATGGGACAGACATCTGACGGTTTACCTCTACGAAAGCGGAACCGGGCTTGTGACCGGCGAGTTTGAGATGTGCGGTGTGGAGCAGTGCTGCACGCCCTGGTTCACGGGGGACACATGCCTGACCGATGTGCAGCTGAGGGAGTACGGACCGGGACGGGATGGATGGTATCGGGGATGGCTGATAGTTTCTGCGACGAAGTATGCGCAGCCCAAGAAGCTTTCCGACTTCCGGAAGGTGTGCGCAAATGACCTTTGGTGCGAGTGCTGCGGTATGTACAACGAAAACAGGAATACCTGCGGCAACGCGGCGCTGGCGGTCAAGCGTCCGCCCCAGAGCTGGTGCTATGTGGAGGAGCTGCGGGAGGTTGGAGATGGCGAATGAAAAAGTGATTTCACTGGTCAGCACCATCAATAGGGCGCTGGGTATGATTGAAGGTGTTTCTTATGGACTGGAAGCACCGGCTTCTGAGGCGTTGGTTGACGCTGTCCAGATGATCGACGAAGCGGTAAAGGAGATCGCAGATGGAAACTTTTGATGTTAGTGCCGCAGCCGCAGCCCCCTGCGAAACCTGCTTGAGGTGGTCTGAGTGCAACGGTGTGGATGGGGATTGCCCACTGAGGAGGGGCGAAGATGGAAATTAAACCGAATTGTCGAAGATGCTTTTATGGTGGAGCGTACAACCATAACGATCAGTTAGCTACTTGCGAATGTGAAAATGTGACAGAGCCAACTGTTATCAAACATGACCAATTGTTCAATAAAGAACGTCGCTATGTATCGAGGAAGAAATGGGAAGAGGAATGTGAATGCGAACATTTTATTCCGCATTTAAGTGAGGCAGAGGGTGATTATGAACTCGAAGCGATTTGCACCTTCAACATATCATTCGACTGTCCCTTCTGTGGTAATACAGTCTATGTTTGGGGTATAGGCATAGAGGAAGCGGCAATCATAACTTGCGATGAATGCGAAAGACAAATTGCGGTAGAGGGCAAGGGGATATGAGTAAGACGGCAAAGAATAATTGCGGCGATTGTTGGTACCGGGGAAAGGTAGGCGGTATGCCCTGCTGTGATTATTTCCTGCGCACCGGTAATCGGCGACCCTGTTCACCCGGGGAAGGGTGCACCGTGAAGGTCAGCCGGAAGGCGTACCGCAGAAAGAAGGCTGCCAATGGGTAAGGCAAAGCTGCTGGGCATGTACAAGCCCTATGTACAAAATAGCCTAGCGGACCGGCGCAGAAAGCCCTTCGGCAGGAAGGGGAAACAAAGGAATAAGCGGTCCTCTTGATGGGGGACGAAGATATCAAAGGAGGAAATGCCATGAAGAAGAGAAGAAGAACCAGGCAGGCTACATACTGGGGCATGGCTGCCAAATCCAAATCCAGGGATTGGGGCTTTGCTCCGGTGCCTGGGAAAGGCGGCAGGACCACCAACTTTGAAATCCCGGAGCGGGGCAAGTAAATATGGGAATCAGGAGGGGGCTGCGGCTCCCTCCATTGCCCATTCCGGTGGAGGATAGAGATTCAAGGGATAGTTTGGTACGATTATTTCAGCAGAAAATGGGGAGGGAGGCTTGTGGCAGACTGGCAGGCGATCAAAACCGAATACATTACCACGGAAACCAGCTACCGCAAGCTGGAGAAAAAATACGGCACCCATTACAAGGTGATTGCGCAGCGGGGCAAGTCAGAGAACTGGGGAGAACTGCGGGCACAGTATCGGGACAAAACCCTCACGAAAACCCTGGATAAGATCAGCCGGCAGCAGGCGGATCGGGAGGCGCGGATCCTGGGGGTGGCTGACAAAATCCTGCAAAAAATTGAGTCAATGGTGGAGGTGGAGGAACCCCTGGATCCCAAGGGTATCCGGGCACTGACGGCTGCGGTGAAGGAGCTGAAGGACATTCAGAACGTCCGCTCCGAGCTGGACCGGAAGGAGCAGGAGGCGCGGATCGCCAATCTGAGGCGGCAGGCGGACAAGCAGCAGTCCGGCACGGAGGTGATCGAGGTGGTATTCGCCGCGGGACCGGAGGAATGGAATGAGTAATAAAAGCGAAAACACTCTGGTATTGTCCAGACCAACGGAGAAGCAGGCGTTGTTTCTCTCGGCGAAGGTAAGGCATGTGGGCTACGGCGGTGCCCGGGGCGGCGGCAAGAGCCACATTGTCCGGGACAAAGCCAAGCGGCTGTGTCTGCGGTATCCCGGAATAAAAGTATTGATCGTCCGGCGGACCATGCCGGAGCTCCGGGCAAACCACATCAACGTACTGAAAACGGAGGTGCCTGCCGCCATTGCCCGGTACAACCAGGGGGAGCGGACCTTCTTCTGGGCAAACGGCTCCACCATCAAATTTGACTACTGCGACAATGACGGGCACTTAATGCACTATCAGGGCTGCGAGTACGACGTGATCTTCATTGACGAGGCGACAAACCTGCTCCAGGAGTGGATCGAGAAGATCGTGGTCTGCTGCCGTGGTGTCAACAGCTTTCCCAAGCGGATCTACTACACCTTCAACCCCGGGGGTCCCAGCCATGGGTATTTTAAGCGCTTGTTCATCGACCGCCAGTTCCGGGGGGAGGAAAAGCCGGAGGACTATGTATTCATTCAGGCGCTGGTGACGGACAACCGCTACCTGATGGAAAGCCAGCCGGAGTACATCGCCTTTCTCAAGAATCTTCCCCCGAAGCTCCGCGCCGCCTGGCTGGAGGGGGCGTGGGACATCTTCGAGGGGCAGTTCTTTGAGGAGCTGCGGCTGAAGCCCGATGCCCAGAAGTGTATTGCCGCCGGGATCAGTCAGGAGGAGGCGCTGCGGCAGC